AACAATGACGGGAGCAGGATTTTTACATTTTCCTTCACCATATAATAATTTTGTTAATCATTCAAAAACTAAATATTTAATGTAATTAATTAAATTTTTTTATATATATAATATATTTATATATATGACAAATTATTTTAAAAAAAAAAATAATTATCCTGAAGAAATAAAAGATGTTTTTAATATACTAACAATTAATGGAAAATATCAAGTTATTGGATCAGGTTCATTAGAAAAAATTGAATATAATTCTGATTACGATTTACAAGAATTTATTAATGATAAATCTAATAAAAATGTTTTAGATAAAATATATAATTATTTTAAAAAAAAATTTATATATTGTAAAAAAAATAAAAATTATTTTATAACAGATTTTAAATGTGGTATAGGTCAGGATGGAGAACCATTAAGATGGGAATATAAAGATATATTAAAAGGTATTAAAGATGATATTACTTTTCAAGAAGCTTTAAAACAGAAATCTACAATTAAAATAGATATGATAGTATTAATTGATAATATATTTACAGAATTTTCTGAAAATTATTATTTTAAATTTGGATCTACTACCAATTATTATAATGAAGATATTGAATTAGGAATAGAGAGATCACTAAATGAGTATTTATATATGAAAAATTATTGGAAAGTATTAAAAAGATTATTCTCTTTAATGTTAAGAAATAAAACTAAAAATAAAAATAAATTAATTAAATTAATAGATTTTTTTAATTCTAATGTAGGTTTAATAAATAAATGTAAAAATGAATTTGATATTTTATTAATTATTTTAGAACAAAAATTTAGAAAACCTAATATAGATGATATATTATATAATATTAAAAAAATAAAACAATGGGCTTATCAAGCTGGAATTGAATTTGAAGAAGTTAATTTTTTTAATACTAAATCATTAAAAAAAATAGAAGAATTAATAATAAAAGTTAGGGATGATTTATATAAAGTTATAAATGATTATAGTTATAATTTTATAGAAAATAATTATAAAAAATTATTAATATAGATTTAATAATTTAAAAATAAAATCTAATCTAATTTATAATATAAAATATGAATGTTGAACAAATAGGAACACCTATAGCGATTATAAAAAATGAAAGTAAAAAAACAAAACAAACACCTATTATATCTATTGATGATTCTGAAACTGCTAGAACAAATTATAATGAAATTAAATTAAAAGCTGGAGAAAAATTTCAACAAATTCCTAATCCTAATACAGAGCGTCAAATATTATATATTACTGGACGTAGTGGATCAGGTAAGAGTTATTATACATTACATTATTGTATGGAATATAAAAAAATGTATCCAAAAAGAAATATTTATTTATTTTCTGCTTTAGAAAGTGATTCAACTTTAGATAAATTAAAAGGATTACAAAGATTTAAATTATCAGATGAGTTTTGTAATGATGATATTCAAGCTGAAGATTTTAAAGATTCAATGGTTATTTTTGATGATACTGATGTTATATCATCGAAATTAATAAGAAATAAAGTAAATCAAATAATGAATCAAATTTTACAAGTTGGTAGGCATCACAATACAAGTTGTATTATTACAACACATACTGCATGTAATGGAGGAGCAACTAAAATAATATTATCTGAAGCTCATTCTATAACTATTTTTCCTAATGGTTTAGGAGGAAAAAGTATGAAATATTTATTAGATTCTTATTTTGGTTTAGATAAAGCACAAATTAAAAAAATTAAAAGTTTAAAATCTAGATGGGTTACAATCTTTAGAACTTTTCCAATGGCAATTTTAAGTGAAAAAGAAGCATATGTTATAAATAATAATAATGATGATTAATTTTATTTTTTAATAAATGGAGGTAAATTTTTTGAACCTTTTATTTTTTGTTTTAATTTAATTTGTTTTATTAAATTATTTTTATCTATTTCATTTACTGTTAAAGGAGTATTTTTATTTACTTTAATAGTTGGTCTATATGTTGGATATCCTGTTTTATTTGAAACTAAAGGGTTTATATTCATCCAATCTTCTTTGAACCATCTTTCTAAATTTTTAGGTTTTTTATCATCTATATATTCACCTCCATTAATTTTATACATACGTGTTATATAACCACTTTTATATGCACTAGATTTATCATATATTTTATCTGCATTTTTTTTAATTTTTTCATATAAAACTTTATCTTTTGGAATAGGCATATATAATATATTAAAATAAAATAAAATAAATTAAATTAAATTAAATTATTTAATCAGTTTTAATATAATTTGTATTAGCTGTATTAGAACTAGTTCCCATTTCTTTAACATCATTATTTAATTCTTTTAAATTATTTGAATATTTATCAGTTAAAAATATATTCCTTAACATACTTGAACCAATTTTTTTACCAAATATTTTATTGAGGGAACGAGTTATATCATTACTATTTTTATATTCATTACCTTCAAAATCTACTAATAAAGGTACTGATATTTTTTTTTTAATTTCTTTTTTTAAAGGGTGAAATTTTAAATATACTTTTATAATTTCATTTAATTTATCATTAATTGGAACTACTTGTTCTTTATATGTTTTTTTTGTTTTATAATTTTTAAAAATAAAATTTTTATTTAATAAATCAATATAATTATTATTTTCTTTTATTTCAGGTAAAATATTACTTGCTATATCTGGTACATATTTAGATACAATATTCATCTTTAAATAATCTAAATTACGCCTAGGTGGGTTTAATGTATATAAAGATAATATTAATAGATTAAATAATTTATCATATTGTTCTTGATTAATAGATTTTTTATTGATTATTACAGGTAAAATATTTTCTAATTCTTTTTGTTTTTCTAATACTTGATCTTGAGAAATCCAATTCTCATTTTGTGATTCAGATTTATCATTATTATTTTTTAAATTATTATTATATTCTAATAATATTTTATAGTATTGATCATATAATTTTTTTAATTTTGGTTCTTGTTTTAATAATGATACTATTGAAATAATATATGTTCTTCTTGTATTAGGTTTATAATCTTTAATTTTATCCAAAATATTTTCAGTATTTTTTAAAAATTTTAGATTTTTTATTTCTTTTCCATCATTTAATCTAATTAAATTTTTTGTATATAAATTTAATGATGAAGGACTAATTAATTTAGTATTTAAATTATCTAAAACTGACATTTATATATAAATAATAATTAGATTATTTTTTTTAAAATCTAAATGTTTTTTTTAATAAAATTAATTATTTTATTATATATATATATATGAGTCAAATTTTATCTGAAGTGTTTTACGCGATGCTTGTCAGTACATTAGCTGGCTTAATAATTGCAGTAGGTAAGATGTGTTATAAATCTAAATGTTCAGAAATAAATTTTTGTTGTATAAAAATAACTAGAAATATAGAAGCAGAAGTAAAAGAAGATATTGAATTAAATAATAAAGAATCTGAATCAGAATCTAAAAAATAAATAATATAAAAAATTTTAAAATATTTAAAAATAAATGAGTATAAAAGAATATAAAGGAGTATGAGAGATTATACAAAAGGTAAAATATATAAAATTGTCTGCAATATAACAAAAAAAATTTATATTGGTTCTACATGTGAGAAAACATTAGCAAGAAGATTAGCGAAACATGTAAATTATATTAATTTTTATATAAAAAATAATAAAATTATTAACATATCATCATATGATATTATTAAAGGTGGTGATTATTATATTGAATTAATAGAATTATTTCCTTGTAATTCAAAAGATGAATTATTTACAAGAGAAAGATATTATTTTGATTTATTTGAATGCATTAATAAAAATAAACCTATATCAACAATAAATGATAAAAAAGAATATGAAAATGAATATATAAAAAAAAATAAAGAAAAAATAAAAAATTATTCTATTGAATATAGAGAAAAAAATAAAGATATATTAAAAGAAAAAAATAATGAATGGGTTAAAAATAATAAAGAAAAAATAAAAGAGAAATATAGAAGCAGAAGTAAAAGAAGATATTGAATTAAATAATAAAGAATCTGAATCAGAATCTAAAAAATAAATAATATAAAAAATTTTAAAATATTTTTATATATTATATATATATATGAGCGTATCAAATTATATACTTAATCAACGTATAAGCAATTTACAATATGAAATAGATAATTTAGGTCCTGATATACGTCAAAATTTAGATAATGTTTTATTAACTGGGAATAGTACTAATTATCAATCAATTATTAATAATGATAATTCTTTTTTATTAAATACTAGTTCTAATAATAGTAGTTTAACATT